CCGAAAGTTACCTTATCTCCATGGAACTTCTCTTCAAAACCTGAAGCTACTTGTTGTACAATTAGAGTTGGAAATTTCATATCTTCAGATTCAGGGAACTGACCGTGTACAAATACATCTCCTGTTACTGCTGCATTTATCTTATCACTAACACCCATCATCAGGGCTCTTTCTATTACATTTAAATAATCTTTAGCCATATGTTCTTCTCCTACTGGTTCTGTCTCCTCTAATCCTTACAGCTTCAATTTGCATATATTCATCTCTATAATCTTTAATACTCTTTAGGCTCCATTCAGCACTCTTATATATATTAATCTCTTTAAGCTCTATAGCGCTAGAGCTTGATGTAGCAATTTGTAAATAGCTTAAATAGTTATTATTATCTCCATAAAGCTTGTCTACATCTAATGTTACAGGGTCTGCTTTAAATGTCAACCCCGTGCCGTTTTGATATACTTCCTTTGTATCACTATCAGTTATATCTCTAAGAGGTAAATCTATAAGTAACCAGTCTGTAGGTGTGCATGTATCTATTGCTTCCCATCTCAAAGCTACACCCGAACCACCTTCTTGACCATTGAGTGTTATGGATTCTAGGTTGTCTGCTGTTTTTATTTTGAATCTAATCCTATCTACTTCGTAGCCCGGATTATAAGTAGAGCCTTCAGATATATAAATTGTTTGATTACCTGTAGAGCTTATATCACTAGGTGTGTATACTGCTCTTTCTATATCTATAAATTTATCATAAGCTTCAAACTCATCAAATTGTTTTGTTTCACTAAAATTATCGAGTTGTCTAATGCTTGCTAAAGAGGGTGTATAAAACTTACATTCTCCTGAGATTCTAGCCCCTGTTCTCTCTAACGTACCAGAACGGCTAATAATGGGCATTTGGAGCACTTTAAGGCCTCCTATCGTTAACTCTGGTGTACTTATATACTTATGGGTAATTGAGCCACTATCTTGTGTTTTAGAAAAACTGGCAGTTGTTGTAGAATTTGACTCATATCCAAAGTTTACTGGTGGACCTGAAAGCTCTGCTGCTGAATCATCATCTTTCCTGAATTTTGCAAAATCTTTATCATAAATAGCATCTCTCTGAAATATTACTTCCCTTACATTGTTAGTGCGGTGGCTCATCTGCCTTAATAATTTAGGCATGTTGACTGAACCTGTCTTTACCGTACTAACCATATATACCTCAGTTTATGTTCCTTGGTTTCTGTCTAATATTCAAAGTGCTATCCGAACCATCTATATTCTTTTTCCAATTTACATCACCCATAATTGGGTCTGCATTATAATCGGTCATCTTTATACTTAATGCATTCTTTTGTAATAATGCATCGTTTGCCATATCTAAATATTTACCATATGGGTCATCGTCACCATATCCTATAAAGATTTCTCCTATCTTTAAATTCTCTATCCCTACACCGTTCTGTGCTAAACTTGCTAAATAACAAGTATAGTATGTAACGGCTTGGTCTTGTAAATCATTAGTGTTTACTGTATAAGTTGTGCTTTCCTGTTCTTCTACCCATTCTATAGCCATTGTCATTAGTACTGATAAATCACTATCATCTATCTCTATAGCTTGAATACCTGTAAGTAACCTAACACGGTCTCCTACTTTATCCAAAGTCATTACTGAATCTCTACTTATTGCCATTTTATATTACTCCCATCATCATCGCTCCGCTACCAGTAGCGGCTGTCATTGCAACAGCAACCCACCAGCGCATTTGCGTTCTAATATCATTTTCCCACTTTTCGTGGTGGTGTAAGTGATTTGTAAATAATTTATCAAAGTCGTGCATTCTATTAAAAATAGTTTTGACTCGCTCATCCATGCGTATCAGCAATTCCTCTTTTTCAAAGTCCTTCATCACAGATTCGCCTCCACCCACGTTTTTGCATTCTCACACCGTTGTATTCCTGCTACACATCTCATCATTTCTAATTCCTCTGCGGCAACACTTATATTACCACTTGCCATTGCTGTAGCTAGTTCACTGGTTAACTCTGCAATATATGCGTCCAGTTTTGTTATTATTTCTGTTTTTGTTATTGCCATTTTATTTACTCCTGTTTATCATGAATAGCTCATTATTGTCCCGTCTGTTACATTACAGGTTATTGAACCTATTGCCATAACAGCTCCTGTCATTGGATTAGCAACCCATTCAGTTGCTACCACAAGGTCATCATCTGTTCCAGCGGTAAATGTATCACCGCCTCCTCCGCCGCCAGCTTCTCCTTTCTGTCCTTTAGAACCTTGTGAACCTGTGCTTCCTGTAGAACCAGTAGAACCTTTGTCACCAGCTGCTCCCGTAGAACCAGTTGGTCCGGTAGGTCCTGCACTTCCTGTAGAACCAGTAGAACCTTTGTCACCAGCACTTCCTTGGCTTCCCTGTGGTCCTGTAGGTCCTGTAGAACCAGTAGGTCCTGTTGGTCCAGCCGCTCCTTTCTGTCCTTTAGAACCGCCGCCACCCCCGCCGCCAGCTTCTCCTTTCTGTCCTTTTTGTCCAACGGGGTTGAAAGATAGTGTAACACTGTCATCTTCTGAGAATGGTACGGATGTACCACTAGATGCTGTGTGAGTAACGCTTATTGCGAACTCATTGAGTCCACCTGAAGTTCCTACTATCCATGCTGATAGAGCTGTTCGTAAAATAACGAATTTAGATGCATCTCCATCTTTAACAAACCTTATATCTATTTGTTGATTACCATCACCTAAGTCATCTAACCAGTCATCTATACTGTTAGAAGAGTCATCTCTATGATACTCATTAACATATACTGTTGTTATGCTTGCATTAGTACCATGATTGAAATTGAATTCGCCCTTTCCTGTTTCGTTTCCACCAGTTCCGGGTTTAAATGTATATTGTGGTCCAGCAGGTGTACCTGTTGGTCCTTTTGGTCCTGCACTTCCAGCAGGTCCTTGTGGTCCAGCACTTCCTTGTGGACCTGTACTTCCTTGGCTTCCTTGTGGTCCTGTAGAACCAGCTGCTCCTTTGTCACCAGATGCTCCTTGTGGTCCAGTTGGTCCAGCAGACCCTTGAGGTCCTGTAGAACCAGTAGCACCCTTATCTCCAGCAGCACCCTGAGGTCCAGTTGGTCCAGTAGACCCTTGAGGTCCTGTGCTTCCTGTAGCTCCTTTATCACCAGCTGCTCCCGTAGGTCCAGTTGGTCCAGCACTTCCTTGAGGTCCTGTAGAACCAGCCGCTCCTTTATCACCAGCGGCCCCTTGAGGCCCAGTAGGTCCTGTAGCTCCTTGAGGTCCTGTAGAACCAGTAGCGCCTTTGTCTCCTGCTGCTCCTGTAGGTCCAGTTGGTCCAGCAGGTCCTTGTGGTCCTGTGCTTCCTGTAGCACCCTTGTCTCCTGCCGCTCCTTGTGGTCCAGTTGGTCCAGCAGACCCTTGAGGTCCTGTAGAACCAGTAGCACCCTTATCTCCAGCAGCACCCTGAGGTCCAGTTGGTCCAGTGTCTCCAGTAGGTCCTTGAGAACCTAGAACACCTTTTTGTCCTTTGTCTCCAGCGTCTCCTTTGTCACCTTTATCTCCTGTAGCACCTTGTGCTCCTTGAGGTCCTTGAGAACCAGTAGCACCTTTATCTCCAGCCGCTCCTTGAGGTCCTGTAGCACCTTGCGCTCCTTGAGGTCCTGTACTTCCTGTAGCACCTTTATCTCCTGCTGCTCCTGTAGGTCCAGTTGGTCCAGCAGGTCCTTGTGGTCCTGTGCTTCCTGTAGCACCCTTGTCTCCTGCCGCTCCTTGTGGTCCAGTTGGTCCAGTGTCTCCAGTAGGTCCTTGAGAACCTAGAACACCTTTTTGTCCTTTGTCTCCAGCGTCACCTTTGTCACCTTTATCTCCTTGAGCTCCTTGAGGTCCTGTGGAACCAGTAGCGCCTTTATCACCAGCAGCTCCTGTAGGTCCAGTTGGTCCAGCAGCTCCTTGAGGTCCTGTGGAACCAGTGGCACCTTTATCACCAGCTGCTCCTTGTGGTCCAGTGTCTCCAGTAGGCCCTTGAGCACCTAGAACACCTTTTTGTCCTTTGTCTCCTGCGTCTCCTTTGTCGCCTTTGTCTCCTTGAGGTCCTTGAGCTCCTTGAGCTCCTTGAGCCCCTTGAGGTCCTGTGGAACCAGTGGCACCTTTATCACCAGCCGCTCCTGTAGGTCCAGTTGGTCCAGCAGGTCCTTGTGGTCCTGTGGAACCAGTAGCGCCTTTATCACCAGCTGCTCCTTGTGGTCCAGTTGGTCCAGTGTCTCCAGTAGGCCCTTGAGCACCTAGAACACCTTTTTGTCCTTTGTCTCCAGCGTCACCTTTGTCACCTTTATCTCCTTGAGCCCCTTGAGGTCCTGTGGAACCAGTGGCACCTTTATCACCAGCCGCTCCTTGAGGTCCTGTAGCACCTTGTGCTCCTTGAGGTCCTGTACTTCCTGTAGCACCTTTATCTCCTGCTGCTCCTGTAGGTCCAGTTGGTCCAGCAGGTCCTTGTGGTCCTGTGCTTCCTGTAGCACCCTTGTCTCCTGCCGCTCCTTGTGGTCCAGTTGGTCCAGTGTCTCCGGTAGGTCCTTGTGGTCCTGTAGAACCAGTAGCACCTTTATCACCAGCGTCTCCTTTGTCCCCTTTATCTCCTTTATCTCCTTGTGGTCCTTGAGCGCCTGTTGCTCCTTTAGAACCAGAAGCTGAGAATTGTAATACTATTGCTTCTGAATTACTTGGTGCTGCACCTGATAATGGTGTAACATGAAGTTTTGTATAACCAGATGCTCCTGTAATTGTATCTACGGTGAAATTTGCAAATGTTGAATCTGAAGCATCACCAGAATTAATTGTTAATGTACCTTCATCTGTATCATCAAATGAATCTATCCATGTTTGGAAATCGGTATCATTACTATCTACATCATCTATAAATATTCTAGTAATAGAACCGAAAGTACCATGATTGAATCTTAAATATCCAGCGCCGGGGTCTGAATCGGTAGTGGTTGTACTAAATTGATAATTAACTCCTCCTACCGTACCTTGCGCTCCTGTTGGTCCTTGTGGCCCCGTATCGCCGATTGGGCCCTGTGGTCCTGTAGCACCAGTTGCTCCTTTTGAACCTTGCGCACCTTTATCACCAGCAGCGCCTGTAGCACCAGTTGGTCCTTGTGGTCCTGTAGAACCAGTAGCACCTTTATCACCGGCAGCTCCTTGAGCTCCAGTAGGTCCTTGAGCTCCTATAGTACCTTTGTCACCAGCAGTACCTTGTGGACCTGTTGGTCCAGTATCTCCCTGTGGTCCTTGAGAACCTTGTGGTCCTGTAGAACCAAGAACACCCTTCTGTCCTTTGTCTCCAGCAGTGCCTTTATCACCAGTATCTCCTTTATCACCTTTAGTACCAGTGGCTCCTTTGTCACCAGCGGCACCTTGGTCTCCTTGTGGTCCTTGTGAACCTTGCGGTCCTTGCGCTCCTGTAGCGCCTTTGTCACCAGCAGCACCTTGAGGTCCTGTAGCACCTGTAGGTCCTTGTGGTCCCGTAGGTCCTGTAGCACCTGTTGCTCCTTTAGAACCTAATTGTACAAATGCCAATACTATTGCTTCATCATCTGATGGTTTATCACCAGAAACAGGTGTTACCGTTGCTTTATGATAACCAGTTGCTTCAGACATTGCAGTAACAGTGAATGTTGCTGTAGTGGAGTCTGTTGAATCGGCGGATTGTATTGTTAATGTTCCACCTCCATTTGAATCGTCCCATGTTCTAAGCCATGCTTGATAATCAGTGCCGTCATTATCGGCATCATCTATATAAATCTCAGTTATTGAACCAAAGGTAGCATGATTGAATCTTACTATACCTCCACCGGGGTCTGTATCAGTGGTATTAGTACTAAAGGTATAATTAGTACCTCCTCTCTTACCTTGTGCTCCTTGAGCACCTTGAGGTCCTGTAGCTCCTTGAGGTCCTTGGTCTCCTTGTGGTCCTTGAGAACCAAGAACACCTTTCTGTCCTTTATCTCCTTGTGCTCCTTGAGGTCCTTGAGCTCCTTGAGGTCCTGTAGGTCCTGTGGAACCAGTAGCGCCTTTATCACCAGCTGCTCCTTGGTCTCCAGTATCACCTTTACTTCCAGTAGGCCCTTGTGGTCCAGTACTTCCTGTAGCACCCTTGTCACCAGCAGCGCCTTGAGGCCCTGTAGCTCCTGTAGGTCCTTGTGGTCCTGTACTTCCTGTAGCACCCTTGTCTCCTGCCGCTCCCTGAGGCCCTGTGGGTCCAGTATCTCCTGTATCACCTTTATCTCCGGTAGGTCCTTGAGCACCTAGAACACCTTTTTGTCCTTTGTCTCCAGCGTCACCTTTAGCACCAGTGGCGCCTTTTTCACCTGCCGCTCCTTGGGGTCCAGTGGCTCCTTGTGGTCCTGTAGGTCCTGTGGCACCTTGTGCTCCTTTGTCACCAGCAGCTCCTGTAGGTCCAGTTGGTCCTGTAGAACCAGTAGCTCCTTTGTCACCAGCAGCGCCTTGGTCTCCTTGAGGTCCAGTAGCTCCTTGTGGTCCCGTAGAACCAGTAGCTCCTTTGTCACCAGCTGCTCCTTGCGGTCCTTGAGCACCAAGAACACCCTTCTGTCCTTTGTCTCCAGCCGCTCCTTGTGGTCCAGTTGGTCCAGTTGGTCCAGTTGGTCCTGTAGAACCAGTAGCTCCTTTGTCACCAGCTGCTCCTTGCGGTCCTTGTGGTCCTGTATCTCCTGTAGGTCCTTGAGCACCAAGAACACCCTTCTGTCCTTTGTCTCCAGTGTCCCCTTTGTCACCTTTATCTCCTTTAGGTCCTTGTGGTCCTGTATCTCCTTGAGGTCCTTGTGGTCCTGTGGAACCAGTAGCACCTTTATCACCAGCGTCTCCTTTGTCTCCTTTGTCTCCTTTAGGTCCTTGTGGTCCAGTAGGTCCTTCAGCACCTTGAGGTCCTGTAGCACCAGTAAGACCCGTATCTCCTTTTACTGCTAAAGAAAAATAAACGTCAGCTTCATCACTGAAGGTTGTAGTAGCGTCATCTTCACTTCCTCCTTCTTGTGTAACAGCTACTGACCAATAACCACCAGCACCTTCGTCAACACCATCTGCTGTCATTTCATAAGTAACCCATTTGGTTGGGTCACTGACTAATTCTATTTTAAGTCGGTTTTCATCCTTAATCATATCTTGGAAAATCTTAAGTAAACTATTACCGCTATTATCTTGTTCATCGAACCAAATTGTAGTAACACTTTCTAAATCAGCGTGGTTCAACACTATTTCACCATCAGTTGATGGTACAGTAGAAGTGTCTGTTAAATCTAAATGCATTAAAAATGCAGAGGCCGACAATGATGTCGTACCTTTTTGTCCTTTCTGGCCTTTACCTCCTTGTGGTCCAACTATTGTATTACCTTGTTCGCCTTTCTGGCCTTTACCTCCTTGTGGTCCTTGTGGACCAACATTACCATCTTGTCCTTTTTGTCCTTTATCGCCAGTAACACCAGCGTTTCCTTGTTGTCCTTTCTGTCCTTTAGCACCAGCAGGTCCAGTAGCTCCTTGGTCTCCTGTATCTCCTTTGGTTCCAACTTCACCTTTCTGCCCTTTATCTCCTTGTGGTCCTTGAGGTCCTGTAGCTCCTTGAGGTCCTGTAGCTCCTTGAGCTCCTTGAGGTCCTGTAGCACCTTGTGCTCCTTTGTCACCGGCGACTCCTTGGTCTCCTGTATCTCCTTTGTCACCTTTAGTGCCTTTATCACCAGCAGCACCAGTAGCTCCTTGTGCTCCTGTATCTCCTGTAACTCCCTTCTGTCCTTTAGAACCTTGGGCACCGGTATCTCCAGTATCTCCTTTGTCGCCTTTAGTGCCTTTATCACCAGCAGCGCCTGTAGCACCAGTTTCTCCTTGTGGTCCAGTAGGTCCTGTAGGTCCTTGTGCTCCTACTTCTCCCTTCTGACCTTTATCTCCTTGAGCACCTTGCTGTCCTTTCTGACCCTTACTTCCAGCTGCTCCTGTATCTCCAGTATCGCCTTTATCTCCTTGGGCTCCTTGCGCTCCTGTAGTTCCTTTTTGACCTTTATCTCCTTGAGCGCCTTTATCTCCAGCTGCTCCTGTATCTCCTGTCGTTCCTTGTGGTCCAGTAGGTCCTGTAGGTCCTGTATCTCCTTGAGGTCCTTGTGCTCCTGTAGTTCCTTTTTGACCTTTAGCACCAGCATCTCCAGTATCACCTTTAGTGCCAGTATCTCCTTTAGCACCTTTATCTCCGGTCACTCCCTGTGCTCCTTGAGGTCCTGTACTTCCTGTAGGTCCTTGTGCGCCTATCTCTCCTTTTTGACCCTTATCTCCTTGAGCTCCCTGAGCTCCTACCTCTCCTTTTTGGCCTTTATCTCCTTGGTCGCCCTTGTCACCTTTAGTACCGGTAGCGCCTTTATCTCCAGCTGCTCCTGTATCTCCTGTAGGTCCTTGTGTGCCAGTGGTGCCTTTCTGTCCTTTAGCACCATCGCTACCTGCTGTACCTTGTGGTCCAGTGGGTCCAGTAGCTCCTTGGTCTCCTTGGTCACCTTTATCACCCTTATCACCAGTAGTACCTTTATCTCCAGCTGCTCCTTGAGCGCCTTTAGCTCCTTGGTCTCCTTTATCACCTTTAGCACCAGTAGAACCTTTATCTCCGGCTGCTCCTGTAGCTCCAGTAGGTCCTGCAACAGCACTAGGTTCTCCCTTCTGGCCTTTACTTCCTTGTGCACCAGCATCTCCTTGTGCACCAGTAGGTCCTTGAGGTCCAGTAGGTCCTGAATCTCCTTTAGTACCTTGAGGGCCTGTAGCTCCTTGAGCTCCTGTTATTCCTTTATCTCCTACGTCACCCTGTGAACCCTGTGCGCCTTGTGCTCCTTTCTGGCCTTTATCACCTTTTATACCTTGAGTTCCGGTTGCACCTTTCTGTCCTAATTCAACAACGGAAACTCCTCCGCCGTCTGACTTTTTAGTAAATAATTTACCATCGAATGTATTAATTGCCAACTCTCCGAGCGCTAAATCACTCGTTGCTGGTACATCAGCGCCTTTTGCACTGCGCTTGTGGTAAATCTTATTTGCCATATCTATGACCCGTAGGTCCCTCCATCAACTACACATTGGTCTATAGTGACTGTACTGTCTGAAACATTTAATTCAAAAGCAGTCAAATCTATATCATCGAATTGACCATCATCATCTGAATCTCTTTGAAACTTAACGATTGCGTCATTCTGGTCTCCACCTATTCCTACTAATACTCTACTCCTTGGCATCTATTTCCACCTCCAATTTTGAATCCATCCTTCTGCCTATCGCAATCCATTCACAACTCCATGGACCATCAATAGCATCAGCGCTGGTTTTAATCTTAAACATTGTTTTGTTCTTCTCTTCAAGCCATATATTATAATTTCCGTGTGGTGTTAATAAGACTGTATAATCACCAACCATTGCTTTCCAATATTCTGGTAAAGAAATCTCTTCTATTATTAAACTAGATTTCAATGTACCTCTCTGGTACATGCCAAACTCTGGCCCTTCTAAACATCCATGGACCAATCTCATTCCTTTCTTTAAAGGATGTTCTATATTAAAAGCTTTATTATCTGCTTCTAAATAACCGTGGACCTTAACTGCGGGGTTACCGGTATCTGGTCCTCCATATACTGTCAGATGAGTTTGTGTTGTGTCTGATTCTGTTCCAATAGTTAAAGCACCACTCATGGTATCTCCATCAAGTTGTACAAACTTATCAGCTAAACTCAATTCCTGACCGCTTAATGATAAAGCATTATCAGTATTAGTGCCTAACGTAAGAGCAGCATGGGTACTGTGTGTTATATCAAACCAACTGGTACCGTTGTATACTTGCCATTTATCGTCAGTTTCATTCCACCTTAGTTGTGTATCTGTGGATGTGCCTCTCTCTACATATAATCCTGAATTTGCTGAAGGTGCAACTGCACCTATATTATGATTTAAAGTAATTTGATTATCTTCTACATTTAGTGTAGCTGTATTTAATGTCGTAGCGTCTCCTGATACTACTAAGTCTCCTGTAATTGTAACACTAGAATCGGCATCACCGATTGTTACATCTCCTCCAGTTGTATTTAATTTTAGTTCCGCAACTTCCTCACCGGAACGTGCTTGAATCTTATCTGCTCCTATGCCTAGATTAGCACCACTATCTGGGCCCGCTTGGATTATACCCGTACCGTCGGCTTTGGTAGGCGTAGAACCAGCTAGTGATATTTCTAACGGAACATCTGCGGTTCCAGTACCTATCATAAACTTAGTTGGTAACAAGGCTCCATTTGTACTATGTAAAGTTAAAGTTCCATCTGTTGGCCCTATTGTGCTCCCATCAGTAGCCATAATAAAGTTACCGGTAGCTTTAATTGAGCCTGATACATAGAGCTTCTCCCAAGCACTATCTGAAGTAAAATTAGCTGGACCAATAGCGTAGTTGCCAGTCTTGTATGCCCTAATATTGCTGTCAGGGTCTGATGTTTTCTTTGTCCAAACGTCTGAGACGGCTGTTAAAGAATTTACATGGTCATAAACTGCGTTCTTACTTGGTGCAACGTCTGTAACTGCGTCCCATGAAGCACCAAAAACTGTGTCGTCTACCTTAGCATCTATCTTCTCTTTAATCTTCTGTTTAGAGTCGATACGGTCGTCTAGTACCATGGGCATTCCGATACGTGGTTTGTTACCGGCTAATTTCTCTTGTTCGAGACCGTAGGGTTTTCGTTTGACCATATAGAGTGTTCTCTCCTGACTGTGGTGGGCTACTTTGACTTTTGGTGTAGCCCAAACCAATAGTTTATTTCAGATAAAACCTATCTAAGCGCCAATTACGATAACACCAGCTTCGGGTCTGATTATCTTTAGACCATATCTCATAGTCATGTAGGAACCAGTTATTCCAAATCCGGGGTTAGCTTCTTCAACGGTTAGACCACGTCTTTCAACGTAACCTACAGGCTTTGTACTCATATCAAAGACACCGAAACGGGTCGATGGTATGTAGTGGTTCATGTAAACGTTTAATCCGTAAAGTTGTCCTACGACACCTGATGCGGATACTTGGTTAACATAATCCAAGCCACCCTTTGGTGAGCCACCAGCTGAATCAGCTGCGACTGTGAAAGGGGCTGTAAAGTCTGATAAGTTCAACAGAGTCTTATAATGTGAAGGTGAAATCATCAGAGTATCTGCTGTTCCGCCTTTTGCATTAATCAATTCCATAGCATTAGTCAAATCGGTCATTTTTATGTCTCCAGTTGCACCTCCGGTGCCACCAGATTCTAAGTAATGTGACCCATCGTTAGGACCTAAGTTCGCTAACTGGTCTAGAGTATACTCACCATATTCGTACAATCGCAATGCATCTCCGCCGGTTTCTGGGGTTTTCCCGTAGAATCCACCGTGTGTACATGAAGCGAATGTAGTTGCTGCTGCTTCTGTCGTATCTTTATCAATACTTGCTCCAGCTGCTCCAGTACCGTATTCTGCCTTATATAGACCAAATACTGTGTATATGAAGTGCTGTGTTACGTGACGCTCAACGGCTCGTCTAGCTTCATTCAAAGCCATTTCCATTTCTGAAAATCTTGAGTCCTCAAGCATACGTCGGGTTACACCTACTGCCAATCCCCACTCTTTAACTGAGATTCTTTCGTTTCTCAAGTCAGTGTGTTGATAATTAGGGGTGTCTCCCTCTTCTATCTGTTCTAGCGCCATGCTAGGTTTTGCGAACGTAATATCTACGTCGCCACCAGTCTCAGTTGTAAATCGCTCTGCAAACAAAGAGATTACAGGCATATCCGTGACTTTGTAGTCTTGGATAGCGTCCTTGTAATCCGTAAGTACGCGGTTTGCGGTTAAACTGAGATTGGAAGTCATTAATCCATCTTTTGCTGTAACCATTTTTTCACCTTATACCTATAGTAAGAGTGCCTTTACGAAACCAGTGTGGGTGTCGCCTTTGCCTTCTAGTGCAACTGCCAGTCTTTGGTCTGTTGCTGCTATACCTGCATTCTTTGCAAGTCCAGATGCGTCGTGGCTAAGATTATTACCTGCGCCAATCGTTCCAGTTGCTTTCAAGAAGCACATTATTCCGCTTCCTGTCATAACTGATGCTGGGTCTCCACTTGTCGCATCGACAAATAGAACACCTATTGCATTAGATTGGTCTGGTAAGTCTGCGTTAGCCGCAGCTACGTCTGTACCGTCAAAGATTACAAATGTTCCTGCATCGATATCAGCGGCTGCGTTTGCAACCTTCATGATACGTGCTGGTGCGCCACCGTCGTTAACTAATATGTTAATTCCTGCTGCCATATTTATTCACCTTTTTCTTCTCCTGTAAAAACAATGCGTCCGTTCTCCATCGCAAACATGCGTGGTATCTCTTCTGCATCAGCTTCTACTGGTTGTTCAGTGTCATCATGGGCCTTACCTTTACCGAAAGTGCGTTCTGCCTCTTCTGGTACTGGCATAGACTCCATAGCGATACTGAATCCTTCTAGCTTAACCTCATCCCATGATGTGAGCTCCGAAACACGAGCTTCTTTGGTATCGTCTTCGACTTTACCTAAGAGAGCTTCCTTCTCTATAATTGTATTGACGAAGTTGGATTTTCTTGCTTCTGCTTCCGCTTCAGCTGCCTTTTCCTTTTCTTCCTCAAATTTTCCAATCATAGCGAGGGCTTCTTCGTGTTTGGCATTTAACTCATCGTAGGAGGTTTTCATCTCTGATAGTTGGTCTTTCATAGCTGCGAACTCTCGCTCTACTATTCCTGACTCTTCAGAGGCCTTTTCTACTATTTCTTCAGCCATAGTTATTTCCTCGCTGTGTGTCCCGTGTGTGTCACAGGCACATGCTTCTGAAGTGCTGCCACATGAGCAACCCTCAGACTTTTCCGAATCTTCACCGAATTCACGGTGTTCATCGCACTTCTTTTCATTTCCTTCTATTGTACATGCTTCACAAACGGGCGTGCGAGTTTCATTATCAATGAAGCTCACCTCGATTGGACGTATGTCTGTAGCAAACGGTTCTCCTAAAACATCGATGTCCTTTGAGAACCAATCGATACTTACATGCGTCATATCACCGTTTTCTATCTTTTCCAACACTTCATTCGCTTTCGCTGCATCCTTATGGATACGTGCGAGCATCTTAATAGCTTTCTTACCATCTTCCATATCAACTAACTCTGGGTTGATAGCCGTTCCGAGTAAATCGTCGTCAGTTCTCTGGTGGTTGAAATATACTGGTAGCTCTGCAAAAGCACTTACATTTTTCTCAAGAATGGAAGGTTCTATAAAAACCTTTTGGTCTCCATTCTCGTCGTGAGGACCCGAAGTAATCGCAACCACTGGATATTCTATATAGTCATCCATATTGGTTGGGTCTCCTAGTTCCAGCGCAAAAGTGCGCTGTGTACCGTCTCTGTCCCCGGCAAAAGAACGAATATTTCTGTCACCAGTAAATACTCCTTCATCTACCCTCATGCGGCATATATTGGCCGCAGTCTTCTCGTAGTTCTCCATTCCTCTATTCTTTAGTACTGGAGCTACTTCTATCAAGCAACGTTCATACACGTATTCATCATTCTTCGACATCTTTTCTATCCCCCTTGGCGTTTGCCGCTGGTTTATTTCCTTTGCGGTTTTCTGTCCTTGCGGTTTCTTCTTTCTTGTCTTCGTCTTTACCGCCAGACACATTTACATTCTCTTCCGTTTCAATCTGGTCCACTATTCCATCTGGATTCAGACCTCGTTCCATTCTTACTTCCTGAGGTGAAAGAACTCCCTCTGAAAGATATATCATGTCTGTCTTAGCCTTTAAGAAGGCGTCATCAACATTTAATTGTCTGAATCTAAATTTTGCTTCTCCAGATTCTATCTGGGGCATAAGCTGCTGATTAATAGAAGCTTCTACCATACTCTGAAGGTGCCTAACGTAAGGCTCAAATATAGGACGTGCCTCTTCGGGCTTATCCCACATTGTGATGGGCACTTTAAGTGCCATGTGCATTTTCTTTAATAGGTCATCTGTATATTTACCATACTCAAATGCCCTTTGCGTTCCTTGAAGTTCTCTAACTTCTATGTCATTTCCATGTATTATATCTTCACCGGGTTCTAATCCGTTGAAGGCTGATACAATTTCATTAATCTTGTCAGGACCATAAGGCATATCGGGAAGTCCAGCACTAATATCAAACCTACTACTAGCGTATTTGTTGAGAGCAGTACCGATGTCCCGTTCTGCATAATCCTTAAGGTCAACCAAATACAAAATTGGATGGATGTCACTAAGACCATAAGCATAATCATCAAATGGGTTATTCTTGAATTCGATAATTTCATTTTCTTCAAACCTCACTGATTCTTCATCTGCTCCTAAATCTTGGTAATAGTATTTTATCTGTCCGTTCTCGTCCCTCTGTACATATAAGTTCTGAGAAGACCTTAAAACTAGATTATCTCCTGTCCATTCTAAATATGATGTCCCAAAGATTCTACCATTGCGTATCCAACTATATAAAAGTGTTTCCATATTTATATCGTCAAATAACTGAGTGATAGCCATTCTTTCTGTGTCATCATCGGTCACAATGTCATATCCGTCCTTAGACGCATAAAGACAAGGCAGGTCTATAAGGGTTCTCACTATAGGGTCTGATAAATAAACGTTCATGTAAGTACGATAATCACCTACTTGCGGTTCCTTTCGTCCCCCATTCCTCCCAAAGGAGCTGTTATCCTGCAACTTAATCCTTCGAATAACCCCAGCGCCGTAGCTCCGTGGGTCATCCTTTATAAAGGGTGGGTCTTGCCCAACAGTTGCGAAACTCCGCCTTTTAAAAGGCCAATAATCACTCAGAGCCATAGCTATCTTAAACCTTTACGAGAAGCTAGTATATAAAGCTTTCGCTAGATTCCACCGGGAGTTTGCTTATTTAGGGGCCTAGAGGGCCTACTTCTGGCAAATAATGGCGTTGAAGAGTATTTTGGGGACATTGTATCTTTAACCCTTTGAGGGGTATTTAAACTAACTGATGAAAATGTAGATTCAGGTGGTAACATACCTAAAGCGGCGTGTAACGCAATAACTGTACTATCACAGTAATCATCGTGTTTTCCATCAGGTGCTGCTATCTTTTCTGTCTTTTGGGCAGCATCCATGACATATTCTAAGTCTATATGTTCCCTTAGCCATTTATTGACTAGCTTTGCTTCGTTGGCCGGTAACCCCGCAGGGTCAGGTATTTTAACTTGTCCTTTTTGTATATAAGATGTCATGTCTCTATATACTTGTGTTTTAGTACCTTTTGGGCCTCCCGTAAATATAAACGGGGTAAAATGTATTTGTGGTTTACTTTCTATGCACGCCAGTCTCATCTCTTGTTCAATCGCACCACCAATTCCCGTAGCATCAATAATAAGCCTACTAGCGCTAAAATCTCTACAATTAGCAAGTATGCGCTGTCGCTGATAAGGAATATCGTGTCCACCGCTCTTTGGCCCAATCTCTTCAAGATTGATAAGACGGGCAATATTACCCTCAGCAGACTTTTCGGTACTCCAAACACTAATAACAGTGCTATTAACGGATTTACCAATATCCACACCCACGACGCAGTTATGAACTTTTGTTCCGCGTTCGAGAAATGAATACGATTCTCTACAGGCCTTGAGTAGTTCGGGATTGAAGATTTGGGAGACCGACTCGATGAACTCGCACTCATATTCTGTCCTCCAATATATTGAATCCTCCCCCCATTCCATCATTTTAGTTAGCATGTCATTTTCTGTATACGGGGCAGAATAAGCTCTGCCTGCTTGTACAGCGTCTCTCCATGTAAAATGTAATCTTTCAAAACTATCTTGATAATTATCATCATAAAGATAGCGATACATGTGGTTTTCTTTACTCTTAGGTGTGCCTAGATTAATAAAAGGCGCTCTATTAGATACAATACATGGCTCTACATTATCTATAAATAACTTATCGTCTATAAGTGGACTCTCATCTACTATTAATAAAGTAGGATGTTGTCCTCTAATAGCTTGACCTTGATTTGAAGCTGCGATAGGAGCTCTACGAAGAACCGTACCACCCTTCATTGTGATATTAGGTTTGTTGTGATGTCTGAAATGGTCAATTAAGCCCATTAAAAATTCATTATCAGCAAAATGCCTATAACAGTAATTAAAGATTAGTGAAGCTTGGTCCTCAGAAGGAGCAATAACAAAAATCATATCTCTAAACCTTTTAAAGAACATATAGACTACTACAGCTACCGAGAGAGCATAAGACTTACCACTGCCTCGTGGAGCCAATATTGCTAACTTACGGTGTTTTTTACTATCTCCATCAGGATAAGTAAGAGAATTAACTATTATCTTTTCCTGTAAGGGACGTAACTTAAGAGGTCTACGATGTTGGTCAATTAAATAAGATTCACAAAAAGCCCTGATAAGCAGGGTCATTTTTTTATCGTCTAATCTACAAGCCTCGAATACTTGCTCTAGTGCTCTAGAGTCATGCGCTAGTTTTCCACTAATCGCCGCGTTCAGCTTCTTCTGTTCGTTCTTCACTGGGATTGTCATCTAAATCTCCTAGAAACGCCATAAAGTTCTCTGTGTTCTGTTCGGTCACAGTAGGTACTTCAATATTAAGAGCACGGAACTCAGTATGAATATCCCTAACCACAGAATTCCTCTGTCGCAAGAGCTCTGTTCGTATGTCAACATCCCGAATAGATACAGAAATTTCTTCCCAAAGCACGTCTTCAAGCCACAAATTACGTGCCAGCAAGCGTACAAGCTCCTTATGCCTAGCATATTCGGCTTCTCCGACTCTTTCACGTAATCTTGACTCGTATTCCTCGACTTTCACAAGTCTTTGCTACCAGCAAGGTTACGAATTTCAGCCTTAAGCTGTTTTTCGACATCCTTTGCTGTGTGGTCTACTTCTGCTAAAATAGCTTTCTCTAGAATTACAGCTTGAACCTTAGCTTTCTGAGTTGCATCTAACTTTTTCTTCATAGCTATTGTTAAATACTTGTCATAAAGCGCTTCCATTTCGTCCTTATGCTGTCTCATGAGTTTAGAATACTGCTTTCTTGTAAAAAGTCTAAAAGCAGGTGACTTCATCCATGCTACTGCACAAGCGATTGCTGCTGCAACTACTACTCCACCTATTATCATGAGATTATCCATCAACATGTCTAGTATTGCTGAGTCCGCTACTGCGTCTGCCGTTACGTTATTATCCGTATTATTGGCTGTTTCATTTGTTGTTGTATTATTTTCCATATTATACACCTATTACTACTATACGAAGGCCCTATATAAAGCTTTCGTTGTGTGGCCCCATAGACACATATTGTAAGTATCCTGTGGTTTTGTGGTCCGTCTGGAGCCACGTATTAACCTAGAACACGATACTATATAAGACTTGCGCTCTATTCTTCCTTTTCTTCGTGGTTGTGCTCTCCATTACGGAAAGTTCCTTTTCTGGTCTGTTCTATCTGACTGTTCTGTTGTGCAGTCCATAATTCCAACACCTTATAAATAATAACCAGTGCTGGCGAACCTATAATCAGTAATACTGACTTATAAGATTCTATATCTTCTACTATTTCTGGATGGTTAAAGGCCATCGTAACTAAGAAAACAGATAGTCCTACCCAAGCCATAACAACAGGAGCTGCTACCAACATCATCATAAAGTTAGCAAAATTCCCGTCAGGGTTTGCTGCGTCTTTTTTGTGATTACTCATTCTTCCTCCTTATTGCAATTACATCCACAATTAGGGTTTCCACATTTACATTTGCTCATCTTCTTCCTCCTTTAAATTTTTGTACTGTTCTATCGACAGTTGTAATATTCCATATTTAATATCATCAATCTCCTGAAGAATCATATCTAATTTTTTAGTTAAGTGCAACAACTGTGTTGCCTTCATTTCTCCTCCACTCTTATCATTGGTATATCAAACTGTTGTTGAAAGATATATTCTTCCTGTTCATCGTCCCATACTAGTAATGCTACCCACATAGACCATGTACCTTCTGTCTCATTGAGTTCCTCAAAAGTGAAATTAAACCAGTGATAGTCCCAGTCCACACCATTAACTGTGAAATATAAATCAGTCCAGTTATAATCACCAGACTCTTCATGCCATACGTCTACATAAACCAATACAGACGTACTAAAATCACTACAATCCGTATCTATATCTGTTAATACGGAAATACCGTCAGCATCTGGGTCTACCCAGAAGACAGACATATTATCTGTCTCTTCGTTATACCAACCGGGATAAAAGTGTACCGATGTGTGGT